CCGCTAAGTTGTATAAACGATTGTTGGAATGGGTCGAATGATGGGTCATCGTTTCTATCATTCATTGCTTCTGCATAAATACTAACGGAAGCGAAAATATTGTTATCCGTTGGCGTTCCAACATCGGATATTGCTTTGCATAAACAATATAAAATGCTTTTATATACGTTGGTTTCGGTCAATTGCGATTCGCTAAAAGTTATATCTTTCAACATACCTAATCCACAAATAGCATTGAAAAATATAGACTTTATGCCTGTGCTAAAATTAAATTGCACGTCATCCGATAAAACCCATCCTTGCCATTCTAAAGTAGAATCTTTTATTACCTTACAAATGTATTTACGATCATTTAAGGTCGTAAAGTCTGGCATATCTTCTACGTTATCCGTTACATCTAATTCAACATTCACTTGACTTGCATATATCATCTCAAAGGGATCATCGCCTTGCGGTATGTATTGCAAATTAAATGAATCGCAAGGGTACTCAATAACGCTGCCATCATATCCATCTTCCCATAATTCAATGTAGATTTGTTCGCCGCTTTGCGAATTAAATTCAGATAAGTATTTTTTTGCGTATGCCATTTTTAACCTCTCCTTAAACCCATACTTGTACGAGTTCTATTTTGCCCCATTAAAATATTATTGCCCGATAAGAAACCAAAGAAACCGCTTCCGCCACCTTGACTATTAGCAACAGACGCCCCGATGCTGCCTAAAGCGCTACCACCAGCCCCGCCAAATGCACCAGCTACAACACTTCCGCCACCTGTAAAGGCTGCCATAAGAGCCTTAAATATTAAAGCCTTTGCAATAGCCGCCGTTAAATCTAATACTATCTTTTTCAATGTATTTGTAAGCGCTTCGCCCATATCTTGACCATACAATAAAGCGTTACCCATTGAAGTAAATAGACTAGTACCTGCGGTTGCTAATTCGTTAGCCATTGCTTGTTGTTGGTTAAACAATACATCGGCATTGTAATTGGCTAATATAAGCTGCTCTCTTTGCATCAACAAAGAGTTGCCTAATGTCAAATTTTCAAGGCTTTTAACGCCTGTATTCCCTGTATATGGTATTGAAACCAATGAAGTATCAACGGGCTTGAATCCGCTTTTATCTACAACATTTGCAGTTGCTAAATAATTATCTAATGAAGTTGCTTTTAAATTTGTAGCACCACCTTTTTTTGGAGCAGCGCCAAGCATTTGCGCATCATTAAACTTATTTTGCTCTTTAGTTGTTGCATTTAACATATCTTTCATCTTAGAAAGATATTTTGAACCAAAATCATATGATTCAGAAGCCTTATCTACTGCATCAACGGCTAATTTATTTTTAACAATATTTGCAGTAGTAGCATCAGTTAAAGACATTAAAGGAACTACATAATCATTTATTGCTTTACTAACCGCGCCTAATCTATTAGCCCTATCCTTATCGTTTTCAATAGCTATTTTAAATTGCTTTGCTTCTTCTTCTGCTATAATAGTTGAATATGCTTGAATCCTTGCTTTTCGCATTAAAGCATCTGAAAGATTATCAGTTACATTTTTTAAAGATGCGGCATCATTTATATCTACTTTTTGTAATTGATTATATCCTGGATATGCTTCTTTTAATTGATTTAACGCGCGTTTTCTTTCGTCAGTAGAAACGGTTACATCATTTGTAATAGCTACCAAAGATTGTATTGTAGCTATTTCCGCTTTTGCAGAACCCATGCTTTTACTTAATGTATCCGAAAAAGCAGTTTGTGCTTTGTTCAAAGCAACAGTTTCTTTACTAGCAGACATTAAATCATCGCCAAACGTAACCAACAAAGCACTTGCAACCGATAAGGCAACCCCTATACCCGCTGGACCCATCAATCCAGCCCCTAACGCTTTTAATGCCGTTCCTGTGCTTCCTGTTTCAGCCTTTAATCTTTGAAATGATTCTAATAAAGGGTTAAGGTTATTTTGAATACCAATAAACCCATAAGGTGAATCTTGGGCAACCCTTCCTAAATTTGTTAATGCATTCGCGGCTTTTTCAGTTCCTTTTGCCGAATTACTTAATGCAGCATTGGCTTTTGTTGCTTCTTTACTTACATTATTTAACTCTGCAGTAGTTTCTTTTAACCCAGCAATGGCAGCTTTATTGTTAGCCGTTATATCAATCCGTAAAGTTTCATTAGCCATTGCCGTACAATTTTAACATTTTTAATCTTTCATCTTCACTTATTGCTTTGCCTCTTTCTTTCTTTTTATCCCAAACCAACGGCAAAATTTGTTCGGGCGTTTTCTTTTTCTTATCCGCACTATTCATCGCATATTGCATCCAATACAAAAGGCGTGTTTGTTCCCATTTATTACGCGACCTATTTTGATAGCCACGAATAAATAAAGTCAAATCACGCCAATTAATATCTTCCAAATCACTAGGCTTCATCCCCGCCTCGTAGGCGTTTACTTCAATGTCATCCCATGTAAATTGCTCTAACTTTTTTTTTCCGCTTCTTCTTTCTAACTTAAGTTAGTTGTATGCGAAGCAATCACATATTTCAAATAATCCATTATAACTCCTTCTGCTTTTACGCCACCCGCTTCATCTATCCACTCACATACTTCTATTTCACTAAAAGCCCTATCACTTTTTGACTTTGCAGCCGCGTATTCAGCACCAATTAAAAGAAACTCGGTAACATAATTTAATATACTATCACCTTCACTAAGCATTAAGAAATATTCAGTTGGTTTTAAATTATGTTTTGCGCAAAATTGCTTCATTGCAAAATAACCCCATTTTAATTGAATTGTTCCGCTTGGTAGTTTTAATTCAAACATATTAATAAGTTACGGTTTGCGTAAATGGTGGAGCAGCACAAGTGAAAGTAACGCTAAAGGTAGCTAATTCGTCATCAGCCGCCACTAACTCTAATTCACTAATATAAGCAGTACCGCCATAGGTAACATCTCCTGTTGTTGGTGATGCCTTACCAAATTTAATGCTGATAATTGAACCTTTTGTAAAAATAGAATACAATTCAGCATAACCTTGATTTGTTGGCGTTCCTGTATCTGGATCAATCAAAAATCCTTCTCCTGAAATAGAAGCCTCGTACTTTGCTCCAGGGATTGATTTGTTGCCGCATTTACTAGATGCATCTAAAACGGTTAATGAGTTGGTAATAGTATTGCTAGTTAAGCAAACTACATTTTTGTATGAGCTTCCGCCTGTCGGATCTATCGTTATGATAATATCACGACCGTTTACTTCGTTGTTTGGCATAATAAATTAATTTGTACAAAGATAATTAAATTTGATTTACCAAATGCCTAAATCTTATCAAAGTACGAAAAATATTATCCGTTGGGTTTAATCCGTTTAAATTGTTGGTTGATTGTATTGAAGTAGTTACTACTTGGAAGCTACTTGCACAAATAGGATTGTTATCCGAATTAATTAATTGCATTATTTGCTCGGCGGCATCTTCGCTATCCTTAAAACCAAAATTTGGTCCTTTTATTACGACATCAACTAGCAAAGTGCATTCACTTGTAAATTTGCCCTTTGCTTGTGTTTGGGTGCTTGTTCTATCGCCTAATAAAATATAGCTACCTTGAACATCGGGCGGCGCTTCACCATCGTAAATAGGCAATGCATCGCCATCAATTAGGATATTACCGTCTAATTCGGTAAAGTAAGCGGGGATAAGGTAATTCCAAATGAGTTTCATATATCTAATAGCTTTTGTAGTCTTTTTAAGAAATTGTTCTTTTCCTCAAAGAATGGAGAAAAGAAAAACGGCTGCGCTTTCATATTTACTTTTCTTATTCCACGCCCTTTAAATTTAGCCGCTTCCGATTCTAATCCTTTGGGTATTTCAACCATTCCGCCTGTTCCAAATTCAACATAAGGCGCATATTTTGCTCCCATACCTTGCGTTAATAAAGTGTAGCTTAAATTAGCTTCTTTTTTGTAATCTATTGATTGCCTTAGTTTTCCTGTATCAATCGGTGCGCGGCTTATTTGCTTTGCATTAATTTCCATAACGGTTGCCTTCATTTCATTATCAACGCCAGTTATTAAAGCCTTGTTCTTGCTATCAATAGCTTTTTGCAGCTTATCCATACCTTTTAAAGATAGCCCTATCATAACTTTTTTGTATAAGCTAAAATTGAGTAATATTGGTATCTATTTTCTACATCGTCAATTGTGTGAATGGTATAATCAGCGCCGTTAAATCTTATCATCCATGCTGCCGTTATTGGCACTTCGCTATAACGAATAATAAAATTAAAAGAATCATTAAATATCAATTGCGCTTCTTGTAGCGTTCTACTATTTCTATACGGTTGAGCCTTGCACCATACGGTAGCATAATCGGAATAGGTTATTGTACTGCCACCACGCCCATTACTTACGACTGTGGGTATTAGCAGCGTTAACCTATCCTTTAAATCACCAGCGGTGATTGTATTTTTTTTAGTTATTTTCATCGCTTCCATTTTTGACAAATAGCAATAACTTGATCACTCCAACCTTGTACTTCTTGATCGCCTCTATTTTCCCACCAATAAGCTACTTGTAACATTATAGCTTCTTGTAATTCTTCTGGAACTTGTCCGTTGGCATAACCCGCCGTATAAATAGCCTTTGTATATCCAATAGGATTCACAATTACTTTGTAATTCAATCCAACTAAATCAATAACTTGAGCGGTGTTGTTTTCATCAACAAAAGTAGGCGTTGAAGTTATTGGACCAAATGGCAATTCCATTCTACCTTGTGGCGCTTGTAATACTGCAACAATATTACGCGGAATCAATGAAATGCCGCAATATTGCTCAATCTTTGTTCTTGCTGCGCGAATCCACAAAGCAAATAAAACGTCTTGTTCGGTTGATGTATTTTCAGCCCTACAAAATGCTTTCGCTTGTTCAACGGTTATCGGACCGTTTACATAGCTTATTTCGGTGTTAGTGTAATCAACAATAATATTGTATGCCATATATTTTCTTTTTAATCCATTGTTCTAACTGCTCTAACTTCTTTTTTGGATGCAATTCCTTTGCCCTCATTGTAGATTTTAAGGATGCTTCCGTATATTCTTTTTTGCCTTGTAGCTTTTCAATCTCTTTCATCCAACCTTCTATGTTATTGCGTTCAACAAATATAGCACTATTTAAGCAATTTTCTTTTAACCCGAATGTAGGCGTACAAATAATTGGAATACCGCTACACATTGCTTCCGTTGCCGTTCTGCCCCAACTTTCATATTCACTTGGCATCAATAGTATTTTAGTACGCTTGTAAATGGCTCTAATATCCTCTGTATGCTCAATAACTTCCACATTGGGCAAACTACCCAACCCATGTATAAAAGCCTCGTTATTTAGGTTTATAATCACTTTATTGCCATCCCTACAAACGTATTGCGTACCATACGCGCCAATTACTTGTAAGAACTTAATATGTGGCATTCGTTTAGCTATTTCATAAAACACCTTGCCCCCTTTATTCTCATTGCAATTTATTAGTGTAACACAATCGCCGCGCTCACCATTATAGTAATCATAATCAACAGGCGGCGGCAAAATAAAACCTTCGTTATCCCATCCCATTACTTGACGAGAATACTCACCGTTGTATATAACCCATGCATCGCTCTTTTGTACGGTTGGATAAGGGAATGTATTGTGTTGAATCCAAATAATGTTTTTATTTAGCTTTATAGCTTCAACCGTTGTATCTAGTTGGCATATTACCAAATCTGCGCTTTTTAGCATTGATGTATTGCGGCTTACAACCTTAACGCCATCATATTCGTAATTTACTTCTTTTGGTAGCATTACAATACATTCATTGCCTTTGCTTTGCAAGTATTTTACAATAGCATGAGCCATTAAGGTATCACCAGCGTTATAATGAGGAACGTAATTTGGTAAATAAAAGATAATCATTTGATGCAAGGTATAAAAAAAGCCCAATGTAGAAACAAAGGGCTAACAAAAAACAAACCATGAAATACAAATGTAAATAAAAATCCCCTACATTACTGTAAAGGATAATTATTATTAACTAAACTTAATACTACAAAGTACCAAATGCAGCAGAAGCACCTAACATTAGGTTGATTTCAGTTTGACACTCAATACGAGCAGTAACTTGGTTTTGTACGAAGTTAGTGCCATTTTCATAGCTTAACTCAATTGCAAGACCTTTCACTTGTACTCTTTCGATAAAGTCAGCATCGATAATCAAAGCCTTTCCAGGAGTTGCCCATGAAGCAGCGATAACAGGTACACCCATGATGGTCATTCCTAATCCTGGTAAGTTAACCATACCAGCACCAGCGTAGTAACCGTTTGTGTAAGTAGATTTAACTAACTCAGCCATGTCGGTGTGTGAAACAATAACATAAGAAGCGTTGTAATCTAAATCTTGTTGAGAAGCGATAAAGTCAATGATTTTCTTTACTTTATCAGTTTCAGCGCTTGTATCAACAGTTGCAAGTCCTGTTACAGATGCATTGAACAAAGCGTTCTCCTTCTTAAAGTAATCTCTCATCAACATTCTTGGTAAAGTTTGGCTCAAGAAAGGTAATGAAGTAGCCATTTGCTTAGTAAAAGTAGAGAAACCAGCAATGTATTGCTGAACTACTTTTGTTTCGCTAAATGCATAAGTATTCTCACCTTTGGTTGAACCTTCGCTTTGCTTTGCAATGTTGTTAGGAGTAGAAGTTTCCTTATAGAAAACATACAATCCAGTTTCGGTGTTCAAAGTAGGAACTAAATCTCTAAAGTTTACTTTTTGAGCAGGTAGGATAGCTTGACGCGGTCCGTAAGATGCTACTGGATCACCAGATAGGTTGTTTAAGCCCATTGCTTTAATTTCGGGGAAATCAAAACGGATAGACTTCTTGTGGCGCAATTCGTTAGAGAATTCGTTTTCAACGCCTTCTTGACCGAACTTGTATTCGCCTAATTTTTCAGCTAAAGCATCTTCAATAGACTTTGTAGCCTTTGGAGCGTGAGCAGATTTGTTGCTTACAAAAGCATCGTACTGATCTTGCATTTCCTTTTGAATAGACTTTAATTCTTCGCCTGATTTAGTTTCAGAAGCGGCTTTGTATTCAGCCAACTTTGCTTCTAAAGAAGCGGTAAGGTCTGCTGATTTTTTTTCAGCGCTTTCTTTGATGTTGTTGATAAGGTCGCTCATTTTTTTAACCTCAACAACGATTTCTTGATTTTCCATCTTGAATAAATTTAAAATTGTGAATTAAATTGTTTCAAAGCGTCTAAGATTTCGTTTCGTTGCGGCGTAGGTGCTGCTTTTTGAGCAGCGGCGTAGGTGCTTTCAACTTCTTCTTGTATTTGCTTTATATGCCTTTCTAATAAATAAAAAGTATTGTCTGTAAAATTACCTGTTGATAATGCTTTCATCAATGTAGGTAACTTTTCTAATCTTTCAAGTAATGTTCCGCTTTTTTCAATCTTATCAAAAGTAAAAGATTTCATAATATCCAAAGTTGGTGTTTCGGGATTAGCGCCCCACAAAACGGCTGAACCCTCATACAACTTAACTTCTTTTATTAATCTAACTTTTTGCTCTTGATCCCTAAAATCGCTTCTAATTGTACTAAACCCGATTGAATGTTGATTGATAACTCCAGCCATGTATAACTTTAACATATCTTCTCCAAGTTCGGTATCTACTATCGGAGTAATGGCAACTAATTTATCGCCATCAACGTACAAAGATTCAGGCTTACCCAAAGCGTACTTAAATGAAGTGTAATGGTCTACCAATGACCATATTTCATTTTTTCCGTTAGGTCCATTCTCGGCAATAGTTTTAGTAAATGCGCCTTCAACAATAATATCGTTATCTCTATCGACATTACCAGTACGCGCCCAAACCGCCTTGACTCTTTTCTTTTCAGAATCGACATCGGCAATTTCTCCAACCATTGATTTAACTTCCAATTTTTTCATAGGAACGAATATTTTACAAAGTTAAATTATTCTTGGAATATTTCACCAATTAAATTTTCTATCAAATCCCTTGTGATTACGAAACTCATTGCGGCGTTTGCAATTTGAACAAATACGTTGCCAACCCCACCGCCTTGCATCGTTTGTCTTAACGGTACTACTTGACCAACGGCATCGCGAATTGGAACGAATACAACGGTACAACGGCAATTACAAACATTACCCGCCGAACCTTGCGGATTGCCTGGATACATCATTAAATCAATCGACTTTGTAGAAGGAACAACAAAACCCGAATCAAACGG